CAAAGATTATGCTTCGCAAAAATACTTACATTACTACCTCTACTCCTTGAGCCGACCATGCTACAACAACCTTAGATTTAATAAATAAATATGCCGATACCGGATTACCATCATCTAAACCATTTGTCATTTGAATAGAAAACTGAGACTGACTGAAATCAACACCTTCACTATCAAGCATATCATAGAGAACACCAACACCATAAGCGGCACCAGTATCCGGAATGAAGCGATAACTAGTTACGGCATTCTGCGTTGCGGTAAAGTTTCTATTAGTATTGAGTGGAGAAACCGTAGTCCTTGTATGGTGCTTCTCCGGAATAATAGACGATAAGAAACCCTTAATAACTTGAGGATCAACAACTGGTGTATCATTAGAAGCACTATGAACCGAATCCACTTCAAATGCTGAGGGGAAACGCTCACCATTACGGAGGAATGAAATAGTATCTAGGTCAGCTACTGCTCCGTTATCTAATCCATTTGCCGCCGCTGCTTTAGTAGGCATGTAAGTAAGGAAACCATCTTGGGCGAGATTATTAACAAAGTTAGATGGAACAAAATTTACAAATGATGCGAGAACCTTACTTAATCCAAGATTGAAATTGATAATACTATTAGTTGATTCAAGAGTAGAGAAATACGACGTAATAGAGTTAAATGCTAAAACACCACTATCCGCAGAAGGAACATCATACTCAACCTCGCAAGCAACTTCAAGATTACTTAATTCATAGAAAGCATTGACAATATTAGCAGTTAAACCATCACTAGCATAAAATACTTGTGAATCCGGTGCTAAATGAATTTCAATCTCAAGAGGAACTTTTGATAATGGTAATTTATCTGCTCCTAAAGTGAGTCCACTTGGTAAGGGAATACAAAAAGGAGATTCACGTGTATTACGAATAACACTATCACGATATGATTGGTAATTAGGATAGATTAAAGCACTCTCTCCAAGATGACCCGATACATCTTGCATACCCGCCATTACCGGCATATAAGAAGCCATGAAACGTCCATAATGTCTAATATGCTCTATTACTTGCTTTGTTTCAGCATGGCGAAAAACTAACTGATCAATAACTGAATAAATTCCAAGTTTATGAGAACCACGTAGCTCAGTGCCTAATCCCGCTTCGGGGTGCTGTGTCCCAGCAGCATTACGCCATATATTTAAATCACCACTTAGGCGGAGAGACGATAAATCTAATACTGCGTCTTGACGACCTAGCGTTATTGTAAGTATTGGGTTACCACGGGCGAAGGAAACCTTACCAGTAGACGGTACGTTATTTGGCTGAACAGAAAGATACTTCTTAGCAACACTCATTTTATATAATACTTTACATAAAATAAATAACAAATAAAAAATTAAAAAAAATACATAGATAAAATTTATAATGTTACGACAACGCTGTCCCCGCGAATGGAAATTCTACGAAGATGAAACATGAAGCAGTAGAGGAGCTTATTATGCTGACTAGGTAAATCAACACCAGCAGCCGTCCTTTCATTATATAATAGTTGTAGCTGATTTGTCTTATTATTGAGATTTGCTACTCCATCATTAAGAGCATATGCCCGACCAATTAAGAAATTTCTATTGTAATCAACAAAAGACCTTGGAACAATACCCGCTTGATTGAGTGCTTTTTCTAATTCAATTAGAGGCTGTGCCGCGATAGAAACACCCTTATTAATTTTTGATACAACAATAGGACGAGATGGAACTAATTTATCATCTACTAACATTTGGTATTGTGTCAGTCTATCAATAATACCGACTTGACCGCTACGAATACTATGGAGGCGACCATCCATAGCTGTTGTTTCTTCTTCATAACAAGCACTGAGACCACCAATTAAATCAGCAGTATCTAGAACTGATGCGTCAGTAGGCATACATATCATGGACTTTGCCCTTGTATTTGATACTTGCATATTTATGGTCGCATTACGATTGCTTGATAATAGCGAGTGTTTATAATTAGTTACTGAAGGAATATCAAAATCAATTGAACCACCTTCTCTTAATTTACATATCATGCCTTGCTCGTATCTCGGGTCGCATTCAATTTTCTGAACCACAATCGCCATATCAGAAATTTCACAAGTAGCAGCATAAGAAGTCTTCTTGGCGATTAATTGAGCTCCACCCGTTGCTCCAACTCGTCGCTGGTCTATTGCTGCGGAGAAAAGAATGAAACCGTTGCTAGTTGCTTGTAATCCAGTACCAGTATCACTATTTTGGAAATTAGCAAATGTAAGTTTAACGTAACCACCATCCATAGTAATATCAGTAATTGTGGGATAAGCTTGAGCTCCAGACTGTGTTAAAGCACATTCTTGCGTTGGGTCAGTTGCCGAACAAATACCAATACGCTCACCTTTTACAAAAGGACAATTTTCAACACTAATCATATTATTAGATTTAGCAAGGAATATTACACTATGATTTACAGCATTATCAATTGCTAAAGCAGCACCCGCCGCATCTACGCCATGAAATACTGGATTCTGCAACATTCGGCGATTACGATTAACACTATCCAACTGCTTGATAAATTTTGCTGGGTCTTCTAAATCAATCTCAACAAATAAACCTTGCGTCATCATAACTGGGAAAACCTTATCACCACCATCAGCGAAAAGTCCCGAGTGTATTGGTAGAGTTAATTTAGCAGTTAAGAAATCATCAGCTGTACCCCAATCACGACCAGCGGGAACAGTTCCAACGGGTTTGTAATATGGGTTAGAATGTGTATCAATATTGTTAGATACTGAAGTCCCAAGGGTTCCACGATTCTCAACAGTATCAATTAAACAACCTTCTTTTAATGCTCTCATTTTTCTCATGCTGTCATCAGAATCATATGAATACTGAATTTGAACCTTGGAGTTGTATTCAGAAATCTCTTCTAAAAGAACTGACCGATTACCCGAATAAATTCTCAGATTTTTCACTACTGATTGACCACCAATAAATGGATCAAGCTGTAAGCGGGTTGGAACATCACCAGCCGGAACAGCAAGTTTAATATCAAACTGAAGATAAGAATTTTTTCCATCCATGAATTTAACACTAGGAGGAATTTCAAAATCTACTCGGCGACCCGACTGACCGGCAGTCCCCGAATAGGAACGACCATTAGTTGAGGTGATAGAAACTTGCGTCTGCGACACTTTAATCTTTTCATCATTTCGCCAATAAGAACTCATTTTTATAATAATATAATATAAAATAAATATCTAAAAATAAATTTAAAAAAATAAAAAAAATCACATTGTTCTTGCAGTAACTTGAGCAACATTCTGAGCCACAGTCTGAGACCTTCTTTGACTTGTAATATCTTCTTCTTCTTTTTCTTTTGATACTGCCGATGCTTCTTCATCTCCCGCACCTTCAACCACTGAACTAATTAATCCAGTTCCAGCTCCAAGTGCTTCTAATCCTAATCCTAATACTGGATTCCACGCAGTTGCTAATCCAGCAAGTTCTAATCCGGATCCAATTATATTACCAATATTTCCCGCACGTTGTGCTGAATTACTTCCAAACATATCTAAACCTCTTTTACCTTCCATGACTCTACCAACATCAGCAGCAATATCTATTCCTCCACCTAAACCAGCAATACCAACTCTACCAACTTTACCAGCAAATTTAGCAATATCTCCAGTTGCTTTTTCTACTGTTTCTAATGCTACTTTCTCTCCTTCTCTTGCTGCTGCTGATGTTCCAATACTAACACTTTCATCTAATGCTGCTGCGGCTGGACGTGCTGCCTCTCCAGTAGCGTCTGCTGCTTCAGCAGTAAATTCTTCTGCTGTTGCTCTTTCTGCTCCCGCTTCTCTTCCCATTCTTTCAGCAAAAGTAGTTTTAATAAACTTACCCGCTCTTGATAATCCGATTTTATCAGCAATTGGTTTACGTAGAGAATCTCTCGCAATAAACTTTGAAGCACTAGCAGTTCCACTCAAAATATTCTTTTGTACTGCTGATTTTCTTTCTTCATCTTGTTCTCTATTTGCGTTATCTAATTCTTCAGCTAAACTATTATTAAAATCAGTTGCTGCTATACTTGCTTCGCGTGCTTGTTGAGTTTGTGCGTTTGCTTGTCCAATACTGACTGATTCTCCATACAAATCCATTTTATATTATAATATATAATTTAATTTATTTATTAATTAATTAAAATAATTTATTTATCGTAAAAAGTATCTATGTAGTTCCATTAATACTTTCATATAATTATAATCTATTTTTGCTCTATTATTATTACACTTTTTACAACATATATTTCTAAAACTACCGCTACTATGATGATGGTCGGCACATTTATCATTATTAAAAACTTTATTACATAATTCACAATTATTAGTATTTTGATATTTAAATGTTAATTCATCTATAAAATCTTTTTCATGTTTAAATCCCATTTTTTTCCAATTAGCTTTTAAACGGCTTCTATGTAATTTTAATTTCCCTTCATCGGTTAAATTATCTTTCCATACAGCATATCTACCCTTTTCTTTTTCATTCTTTTTATCCAAAAATGTTGGATCGTCTTTTTTCTTTTTTTCATAAGTAAGTTTTCTCTTTTCTTTTATCTTCTCCTTATTTTTTTTATTATATTCTCTTTGTCTCGCATTTATCTTTTCTCTATTTTCTTCATTATATTTTTGTTGTCTTTCTTTATTTGAGTAGGGCATTATATCTCTCACTTAATATTATGTAGCATTATATCTTTAAATATATCTAATAAAGTTTCTTATCGCCATCTGCTATTGGTGTCTCAAATCTAATATAAGCACGAGCGGGATTTTGGGCTAAATCAAGGTAGAGAAATGAATATGGAGCATCTTCAATTGCTTTCTTATATAGTTCCATAAAAATATTAGGGAACATATCCCCAAATTCTTCATTTATCTTTTCTAATTCTTTTTGATTCTGTTGTTTCATGATGATTATCGAATTGGCGTTGTTTCGAATCAAACCACTAACAGCCCTAAAAGACTGAGTTGTAAAAGCAAGTAATCCAATACCATAGTGCCTAAATCTTGTAGCAAGGAAACTTACAGCATTAGTCTTTTTAAAATCTTTAGTTAATATATCATCTAATACTAATGCTACAGTTGGTCTCTCAAAATCTTCATATTTTTTTTGTGATTCAATTAAATCAGTAATCATCTCATCATTATAATGGTCTTCACAATCAAAATATTTATTCATTAATTTACCTTTTGGATCAGCATTCAAAGTATTAGATATAATCTTAACTATATCAAACTTGTCTTTATACATGTCGGGATTACATAATAAATTTACAAGTAGATTACTCTTACCTTGTTTTACTGAACCAACAATTAATAATAATGATGGCGGTTGAGGTAAGTGTGGGTGTATATCAGCAAACTTATCATCGGGGTCGGGGTCTTTAACCTTGAAAACCTTGGGAGGTGCTTTTACTTTTGGTTGTTTTTTATTTCTTAAAGCAGCTTGTCTTAATTCTTCGGGTGTACAATCACAATGTTTTTTACCATTAGGACACTTAGACATTTATAATATATTATATATATTTTAATCTAGGAATAAACTAAATATTAAATCTTCGGGGATTCTATATCTATCTAATTTATCAGTTTCATTATTAAGTGATTTATTTACATTTTCATAATCTTTATATTTTATTCTTAATTCAGCAGTATTAACTCTTATGATTTTACCATTATCCATTACTGTTTTACTTGTCCCCATTCTTGCTTTATGTTTTTTCTCTCCAACAGTATGGACTTCTTTTGATACATTAATTTTATGTTTTTGTCTTAATGCTTTTGTATTACATAATACCTTTTTGCCGTCTATCATTTCATAACCATTACCTAATACTTTTTCGTGTTGTGCACTGCGTGGCATCATATTACCACAAGAACCACTTTTATCACATATCTTATTATTCCAATCTTTTTTATTAGTCCATATCCTTGTTCGTTTTTCATATCCCCAGTTTGAATACATACAATATGAAACATCATAAAAAGGTTTATCTTTCATGATATCTCTGTGCTTTAATTTACCAGTTGCGGGATTCTCAAGAAACCAATAATGAGGATTAAAATATTCAATTATTTCAAATGCTTTTAAAACTAATTTATCTGCTTCATTCATATTTTTCTCCATAATTTCTTTTGTATAAATTATGCCGTCTTTCTTCTTTCTACCCAACCAACAAGATTGAAGATTGCTATATTCAGTACAAGGAGGAGAAGCCCAAACAATATCGAATTCATCTTTAGAATATTGTTTATAATCAAAATTCATAATATCTACTTGATGGTCTGCTGGTAAAAGTAAATCAACTGAAACAACATCCCAACCTAATTGTTTGCAACATTTACCAATTGAACCAGTTCCCGAAAATAGTTCTAATACTTTAAGCATTTATATAAAGTATTACATAAAAAAAATATAAGTTAAACCAAAGGTAAGCTACGCTAAAAACTCACCATATCCATCCTTTGCTTATCTCTTCTTCCTTCTTTTCTTGCTTCTTAATATAGTCT